TCACTCAACGGTTACTGGTTCTTGAGTTTTATCGAGCGTATTTTTGCCGGCGGCAAATTTGAAATGTCCATCCGTCACCTGCAAATAATGTTTCGCTGCTACCAGTTGGCTATTTCCCATCCACGCACAAACAACATGCAGCGGGAATTTTTGCGTTAATTCTGTTTCCCGGCTGCTGCGTAAATTCTGAAACAGCTTCGGCCATGGTTTCAATTGTGCTTTACAAATGATACGCTCAAAGGATGTGCGAAGATTAGAATTTTTCTTGCGATAACGGGTAATCAAATACTCCGTTCCCGCCGCCGCATGATCAAATGCTTCCTGCAGGTGCGGCAATAGTTCAGGGTAGATCGGCATAATACGCATATCCTTGCCTTGGTGATGTTCTGTCTTGGGGCTATGGACAACCATTCTGGAACGCGCCCAATCAATATCTGCCCATCTGATACCCAAAACTTCTGAAGGGCAGCGCAGACCACCGTATCTGCACAACGCGAATATTAACCGCCACTGCTGATCGGGACAAGCCTCCAATACCTTTTCTGATTCCTGTGTCGTTATAAAATACATTCTGGCTCGGTTAGGCTGCACTGCCACTTTTACACCTTCAAACGGATTCTTTTCGATAATATCCTTACGAATGGCGGCACGAAAAAACTGTTTTGCAACGCCGCATCGCCTTCTCACCGTATTATCGGCCAGGCTCATGCTTATCAGCCTGAGCCGCCATCCATCAACGTCACCAGCCGTTATATCTCGCAGAATCTTATTTTCCCCGAAATATTCTATCAGATTATTGCGGACATGCACATAGGACATGCGAGTGCCGGGCTTGACATCGATTCGAGAGTGCATATAGCCCTCGATGAAGTTTTTTAGTGTAACAACTTGCCTTTTGGGAATCAATCCAACCGCTGCGAGCTTACCGAGCATTACATCACCCAGTGATGCCACCCAGCGTGATATCTCCGGATCAGGTGAACAGCCCAAAAGAGCGCTGCTAAGCAATGACTCAATCCTAATTTTTGTAAATTCTGCCATCCTTTGCGATGCATGTCCCAGACGGATTGTTCTGCGTTTGCCGTCAGCGCAAACAAATTGTATACTTCGCCTGTTGTCGGACGAAGAGCGTGAAATACTGGCCATAATTTTTCAATCCTGCAAAAAATATACTTGCAATTTCAAATCTGATAATTCGAGAACTTTTTTTGCTGCTCGATATATGCGACCAAATCCTGCGGATCGTAGCGGACAAGCCGATTAATCCGAATGGATCTAATTTTGCCGTCCTTTGATAGCTGCCACATTGTCCGGGCAGATATGCAAAGTGCCTTGGCGGCCTCATTAACCGTTAAGAGCAGTGGTTTTGATTCTGGAATCATTTTTCTATCTCCTTAAAAAAGTTAATTAATACGATTACTCACATTGTTCTTTCAAAAAATTTACACAAATTTGTTCCATTGCCATTATATTAAAATTCAATCCCGCCCATAGCCTCTACAATGTCATAAATCCATTCTGTTGGGGCTTCAACCTCTACTAATACGCCGATTTTAGTTAAATTCTCTGTTGGCGAGGCCGAATCCTTTGCCCTTGCTCCGAATTTATAGAGATGCTCATCTTCGCCTGCCCAATCAGTCGCCGTATAAAGTTTTGTCAGGTTGTGAAACGCCGTTGGAACGCCAGAATAATAATCACCGGTGTTTGTGATTTCTATATAATCCTCGCCTACTTGGCTTACCGTGGAAATCGGATTACTAAGTTCACCGCCTTCCAATTGAACCTTATCGCCAATCGCCGTATCACCGGGTTCGCACCCAATAGAAAACACTCCACCGCCAATAGGAACAAAAGACACGATTTCTATCGGCTCAAGCGGAATATCTTTTAGCCAAACTGAAGTTTCTCTGCTTGTCAGCCATTCGCTCGTAAGCCCGGCATCATCATCACAGACAGTTTGATATTTAACAGGGTCATTTCCTTCGTGGTCTTCACACAGGCAAATTGTTGATGCAATTCTCAATTCAAACTTCGGCGGTGTTTCACCATTCTTGGGGATGTAAACAAAATCTGCATGTGGGTTAATATCAAACACAGGCGGGTCTGGACGCGGTGGGGTTGTATCGGCAACGGGAGTTGCAGGAACATCTTTATGGCCGATGAAATCTCTTTGCCACACAGATTCAGGAACATCTTCCCAATCAATGACAATTGTTATAGTTCCATCTTTAAGCGATACACCACGGAGTCCCAAAAACTGCTGCCCACCAACCGTAGTATCGCCTTCGTAAACGTCCCATTTCAAATCATTGTTCAAATTATTTGGTTTTATCAGATACCATACACCAAGGGCAACGCCGCCTACATATTTATAACGCATCACTGCTGTTTGGCCAAAGTCGATTATATAATTACTAAGTCCAGAACCGCTTTGAGAACCCTTATAATCCATGCACTGGGTTGATATATCATCATTTGGGTCAAATTGAACTTGTTCCGCCTGCGCTATTCTAATTATAACCGTTTTTGGTAACGAAGTTAGAGCTTCCGGCCAATTAGCAACTTGAAAGGCACATTTATAATAGTAAGATTCAGCGCCGGCAAAATGAACACCACCAACAACAGCTTCCCAAGCTGCTGAGAATCCATCGTCAAATTTTGTACCAGCGTCCCACATTCCGCTTTGCATCTGAACAGAACGCCAACCGAGTTCTTGAGAGATATGGTCTTCAGGCAAAATTCCGCTATGTAATTCGTTTTCCCAATTATCAGGGTCATCGCTTGCCTGCGTTGGCATATATGCGGCTGCACCTTTAGCCAGAGCCAATACGCTGCTGCCATTCATATCAAACAAACCAACTTTTATTCCCTTTGTAGTTACGCCGGTAGATATATCCCTGTAAATGTTTAAATCTAAAAGTTCTTTCATCTCAAGCATCAATTCAGCGGTTGGATAATAATGGATTGTATAACTCATAACGCCGCCAGTTATCTCCCAGGAAGCATTTATGCCATCGTGCCGCTGACTGATTTCCTTGTTCCAGCAAATAAGAGAATAGCCGGTACAATCCTCTGAGCATATTACGGTTGTTTTATTAACATCAGAATCGTACTTTACCGACAGCGCATAGGCCGGTAAAACATCTCCAAGTGCCGCAGTCGTTGAATTGCATAGGTGTATCATCCAGCCTATTTTAAGATTGCTTATAATATCGCCGGCAACTGTAAAAGTATAATTGTCGTTTTTTGTTATTGCCGCATTCTTATTATCGAAGTAATTCAATGTTGGTAATCCTGATGCGACATTTGTTCTTGCCCCAAACCAGCAATCATCACTGCCGTAACCGGATACTGGCGGGGTAACATCTGCGTTCCAGGCATCTTTTCTGTGTGCAGGCTCACCCATTTCCATAGACCGCATAAATGGTGATATTCGCCCAAGCGAGTTATGCCACGTCCTTCGCCACGTTCCTAATAAAGAGGCAGAATCGCATTGCCAAATCGTTTTACACTCATCTGCGGTTGTAAGGGGAATATAATTATGCTCATCCCACTCTATTGCCCTGCGCGGAAACGATGATGGTGACCATGGATAAGCAGTATCAAAGTACCAATCATAATAGCCACGTTTCTTTAAAAATAACTCGAAGCCAGATTCGTTCTCACCCCATTTATCATCATTTACTGGTGGGTAGTCGTCCCAGGCATCGCTTTTATCTTCCTGGCCCGCTGACACACCGTAAAAAGTCCTGAAATTGGCGATATAAGTTGAATCTGCAGGGAGCCTAAAACCGCCACAACTCAAAATTATTTCAATCTTGGGCTGTAACGCACCGCATATTTTAGGATTATACGACCAGCCGGATGTTTCTGTAAGTATGGATATTGAATTGTCCTGCGGTGAAAACATCGTATGGGCGTATTGATTTCCTGTCCATTCCAATTTACCACCATTAATAAGTTTCCCCTGTTTAGCGGTCTCGGATATTTCATCCCATATCCATCTATCCCATACATCAAATACAGCGCCAAGAGCCGACGCAACTGTGATACATTCGTGGTCGAAAGCGACCTTTGCGCCAAAGTCAAAATCCTTCTGCTGAGTATCATTATAAATCAAAGGTACAGTTTGTTCTTTAGGGTCAGTCTGCGCTGGATAATAAAGCGCCGGTGAAAAGTATCTCTCATCACGTCCTCGCTCGCTTGGTGTGTAGTACACAATCGAATTAAAATGAACCTTGCCCAGAAAATTCTCGTCCCAATCGTAATAGTAATTGGGTGATGGTGCAAGTTCCCAATTTGCGTTTGATGTTATCCATTCAGATACGCTCTCCCACTCGTCAGGATTCTCAGGAGGTGGGACGGCAGTATTTACTATATTATTTTTCGCTTTCCAGCCACCCATATAGCTTACACAGTCATCTTCATTGTACGCACCGGAAGCCCAAGTTGGATAGTGGATTACTGTTGGCGGGCCAATAAATGGCGGGTCTTTTGTTGCATAAACATCATTGTTATACAAATCCCTTATATTTTTCCAGCGCACCCACCGCTTGACTCCGTGAACATCAACCTCTGTCGATACCTCCCATAGCCCGGCATATCTCCAAATTGGATTTTGATTATTATAAGCAGGCAGCACAGAAACATTCCACTCCAAAGCCGAATCATCATACTTACCGGCGTGAAGATGTTCGAGCAGCCAGATGATTTTTCGCAGGTCTTCATAGTACAAATGGTCAATAACAATACCGGCAGGATACAAAGACTTATTCGCTGCATAAGCTTTGAGCAAAGCCCATTCTGCCAACTGCCAGTAAAATTGATTCTTCGTTGCCATATTTGAAGCTTAAAATTCTAAATTCTAATATCGAAATCCTAAACAAATCCAAATTACCAAAACTCAAATGACCAAACCTGCAAATCGGCGTTTTGAGCCTTCCCGCCGTGCAGCACCCGTCGCGGCAGGTGAAAATTCGAGTTTTGAATTTGTTTCGGATTTAGAGTTTAGTGCTTCGGATTTCATTTAAACACCGCCTGCATAATTTTAGCATCTGGATTATATCGAAGCGTTGCAAGTTCCCTTGTTCCTGCATAATTCAAATTCTGCCTGAAATAGTATTCTGTGTTTTCATTGACGACGCGGCTAACAACTTCAGCTATTTCGCCAACTTCAATCCAGGTTGCACAATCTCGAATATCGAAGTTCGCAACATTCCTGTAATCAAGAGCGTATTGAATTTTAATTTCTTCAGATTGTTCCCAATAAGTCGGGCTCGATACGGGGTCGTGACCAATGTTGCCGGCAGATTTTGAAACATATTTTAAGTTATCACTCCCAATACATTCTGCAAATTCCGCGTAAGTTGTGGCCGGGTTATAAGTTTCTGTGCCATCGCCAACAAATCGACAGGTATAATAAGATCTGCCAGTAACACCACCGATTGTATAAACCGGCATTTCGATAACCTTGACCCATACAATCGAATCCCCGCCTCCGCCCGATGAACCAAACCTTACAACTGCCCACTTTGTTCCTGTGCCTGATTCTTTCCAAAGTATTGAAACTGCGCCGCTTGCCGCGCTGTCTAAAAGGGCGTGGTCGCTGTCTTTGACATCCGCAAACTTATGAGTATCATCAGTAACGTTTATCTGAACCTGACAGACTCCGTGAGCAAAGGCACTGCCGATTGAGCCATTGGCAATAGGTTCCTGGCAAATAACAAAGCGGCCGCCCGCATGGTCAACGGAGGTGGGAATCACGCCTGTCAATACAACTTTGTTTTTGAACTGCGGCAGGGCATCGGAATCTGCCGGACTGAAAACAACATCCGAAATCCCAAGAACATCAAACCTTGCAGCATCCGAGCCGGATGAGTTTTTGATATATACACTGCTGGAATAGCCACCCTGGCCAGTACCATCGCCGCCACTGGTTTTGTTCCGCTGATAGGCTTCCGCCGTTTCGAGCATCGCATTATACGCTCTTGCCGGTATAGCAAGCCTTTGACCGGCCTGAACTCTTTTGAATCCATCACCCATTTTTAAATCCCAAGCCCACCAAAATTGCCATATTCGTAAACCTGTTCAATATAGACGGCAACAGGCTTTTTAATCAAAACCTTCGCGTTTGTGTCAGTATCATTGTCATATCTGACCCACAGATATTCCCATCCCTTTTTCGCAATGCCAGTAATTGAGCCAATTGTTTTGTTCGTGATGTTCGGGCTTGCTGAAAATTTAAATGTCATTTCCCAATCGCCGCGATTGCCGCGCTTTGAGCCGGATGCCCCCATAAACAAAACCTCTCCTGCACTATACCCACCCCATGATGCATTATTAACCTTGCCGGTGAGTGCAAAAAGAGTCTGCTTATAGGTTGGCGTTACTTGTGCGGATGTGAAGATGTACGTATCCGACCATGTGAACACAGGCACTGTAATATCGCAGCCATTTACACTGTTATTATCAACGCAAATAGCGCCATCATAAACCGGAGCGACTTTACCTGATGGCGCGTACCTGCTAATCGTTGACAGACTTTGTGTAATATGTTGAGTGCCACCGCCAGTTTCAAAAGAAAAATTCGACTCGCTTTGCTGCTGATTGCCCTGAAAACCATATTTGGCGACACCTTCCCAAATCGTCTGTGCAATTTGAGAAACTTCGCACGAAACTCTCGGTAAATTGTTCCAGGTAGAAGGAGCTGTCGATTCGAGTATCGAAACAGCCGCACCATCGCTATCTGTATTCTGGATAATGTATTCAACCTGTGCGCTCCCGCTAAGCGAACTGACAACCTGCCTGCCAAGATATTTTTCTTCGCAAGTTACTGGCATTATTCAAACTCCTGCCCGCCATCTGCTGTGTTATCCGCTATCTCTGCGGTATTATCGGCAGTCTCCTGAGAAGCCGCCGCAATCTTTTGCATTACACCGCCAGCGCCAAGCCCAGATAGTCCTGATGCTGAAAACGTGCCAACTGCTGTAGCGCCACCGGCTGAAACCATATCACTAAACTTCGGAGGTACTTTCGGCAGAGCAGGGGCCTTTCCAGCTGCCGGTTCCGCGGCTTTTGCGAGTGATGATTGCCACTGGCTTTTTGCTTTGTCAAGTTCCGCACCAACAGCCGCCAGTCTATCTGCCGCTTCCTTGTCATTTGCGGCCAAATCATTCGCATAAGCCTGAGCGGTTGTGTCCACATTACTTTGATAAACACCCTTTGCCGCTGCGCGAGAATCGGTTCGACTCTTTTCGATTTCAGAATAGGCTTTGTTGTTTTCAGCTTCCCTGTCGGCCTTGTCCTGTGCAAGTTGGTCATCAACATAGCCTTTTGCAAACGTATCATCAAATTTAGGGTTAAGTAACTTCTGCCACCAGATATAAATGCCCATCAATTTTTTGACACACCAATCAGAGACATTTGCAAAAACAGATTTGAAACCTATCCATGCCGTTTTCAAAAAAGCAACCGTTTCAATCCAGGCAATCTTGATGCCATAGACGGTGGTGTCCCAAACAAGAATCATCGAATAACCAATTCCGTTCCAGTATTCCAAAAACTTGTTTTTAAATGAAAGCCATATCTCCAATAGAACCTGCTTACCTTTTAAAAACTCCATCTTCAAGGTCAGCCACAGTATTTTTGCAGCAAGGGCAACGTCGCCTTTGGCAAGCGCCTGACTGATGCCATTAAAAGCCTTTGTTGCATCCTGCTTCAATTCAATGAATCTATCACCAAGCCACGAAAGAAGTTTCGCACCATATCCGCTGAAATACAGAAACGCCCCAACGCCCGCGGTCAGTGCGGTGACAATCATTCCGAGCGGCGAGAGTATGAACAGCAGCACCGATTTTAGGATACTAAACGCGCCGAGAACAACGGAGAGGATTTTTGCCGAGAATGTCATAGCAAGTCCGAGTGCATAGAACGCCGCACCAACTGCCGTAATACCGGCCCCGATATACAACGCCATTACGACAACTCCCTTGTTAATTTTAATCCACTCAGTTACCTTGGCCACGACCGCAACTATTTTATCGGCCATATCAGTCAATATGGGAATAAGAGCGGCCCCGACACGAAACAACCCCATTTTCATAACAGCGGTAAGTTTTTTTAATTCATCGTGAAATATCGATGCCGCCTCGGCATCTTCGGTACTCATAATCAGGCCGAGCCGTTTAGCTTCCTCGATTAGTGCGTTTATGCCGCCTTTACCTTTAGCAAACATCGGCAGCAGCTCTGTTCCAGCTTTTCCGAATATCTTCATCGCCAGCGCAGCCCTGTCTGTCGGATTTTTGAGCGAGCCGATACGGTCGGCCAATTCAATGAATTGCCGGTCAGGCGACATTGAGTTTAATTCTTTCGCCGTAAGACCAAGTTGGCCAAGCGCTTCAGCGGCCGTTTTTGTTCCTTTGCCCGCCTCAAAGATACTCCTCTGCATGAACCGGATACCTTTAGCGACATCTTCAATGCTGCCCTCCGTTTGACTTGCGACATAGCTAAGTCCGCTAAGAGCCTCTACGCTCATTCCCGTTTTTGTTGCCATATCAGAAAGGGTATCGCCCATCGCCGCCGCCTTAACAGAAGCGCCCGCCAGAGCGCCAACGATTGAAGCGCCGGCCAGCATAGTACGACGTCCCATTGAAGATACGGTTGCGCCCCATGAACGAAGCGATTTCTCGGCAGAGCGAAGACCGCGAATAAGCGGATTCTTATCGACGAATATCTCGACATACGCCCGACCAGCTTTTATTGCACCAGTATTTGCCATTTTTATTTCGCAATTCCATTAAACGCTTCACGAAGTATTCCAATATTCTCTCGCGTCACTAAAACAGAATCCTTTTTGACAGCGTAGTAAGGATTAAAGTCAGTCGGCCTGAATACCTTACTCTTCTTCGGGTCCCGGTTTATGTTTGCCAGTAACGCCATAAGATTAGAAGCCCTCGACCAGGCATCACGGCCCGCGCCCTCCGACATCCACAAAAGCTCTCGCAGGGTAAGACCGCCAGGGTCAACGCCTATCGCACCAGCTAACTGGTAGATGAGCTCCCAAGTATCTTGGCCAGTTCCGCTTGCGGGTTCATTGCATCGAGCTTCATTCTTACACTCTCTATCGCCATCTCTATCATTGTCTTCTGCGCGGCTACAGCTTTGGCTCTGTCCGGCCTGCCGCGCTTTTGGAAAAAATCGACAAGTTCCTCATAGAGAGCTGTTTGAGCGGCAAGGATAGCATCGCCACCAAGCGCACGTCCGAAATCGACATCAGTAACGCCGAGTGCATCGGCCTGCGGTTTGATTAAACAGTACACAACATCGCAGAGCAGAATCTCATCGGTGCCAAGACGTGTCAGGAGAGGCGGCTCTCCAGCCTCCGGCTCAACAAGATTGACACCAAGTAAATCTCGCACGCGTTTTACGCTGTCGATTGTCATTGCAACCGACCAGGTCTTACCGGCATTATCAGTAAATGCTTTCATTCTATTCCATCCTGTCTTTTAGAAACTCTAAAACAAAAAGAAGTTTTGTATCTCGTCGTTCGTGAAGCGTGAAGCGAAAAACAACGAGATACGCTTCACGAGATACGCTTCACGGGACACGCCTGACTATACACCATCAATTGCCCACGCCTTGTACGTCGTCAGCTTGGCGGTGACATTGTACTTGATAGCCTCAGTGAGCGTTTCGTCCCGGCTGAACTCTGTAATAGACCAATCGCCAACGGGACCTTCCACTCCGGTAGTTGCCTTTGCTCCGGTCAGTACGGCAAGTCCAATTGCGCTGTTGGCAAGCCATGCAGTCCTAAGCGCTATCAGTCCGGCATCACCGGCCTTTGCAACTAAGCCAAATGATACTTCAGCCTCCTTGAGCGTTGGCGCTATCGCTTTCCAGCCAGAGTTTGCGCGGGTAGTAATATCCGCATCACTGGTGCTAATTTTTAGAGATACATCCTGAACGCGGTCTAAAGTAAGCGTAAACGTCGTTAACGCCGCACCTAACGTCGCGTTGTAATACAGTTTCGCATCGATACCGAGCATGAAATCAGGTGTTGTTGCCATTGTTTTTTACTCCTTATAAAATTACTTTTTAATGCTATCTGCCCACATCGCGGGCAGTTTTGGTAAATTCTTATCGAGCGATGGCTTCATATACGGCCGTGCAGCAATGTACGCAGTCTTTGGGCTATTGCTGAAAGCTGACAGCTGATGGCTGATAGCTGCTTTCCCGCCGTATTCAAGAGTATGCGGCGCATCCTTGCCCTTGACACCGCCGAGCTTTGCAGGGCCAACGACAACCGACTGTGTTGATGTATCGTAGCCAAAGAAAATAAATCGTTTCAGTAATCCGGTCTGACTTCTTGGCGGCTGGCCGGGTAAGCTGGTCTTATGTTTCCTGCCGCCTGGTTTAATACTGCTCTTTGCTTCTCTGCGAATAAATGCACCAATTTTACTCAGCACAGAACGAGCCGCCTTGTCCGTAGCAGAAATCACTTCCTTGCTGTCGAAGAACATCTTCTTAAATTGGATTATGCTTTTTGCCATCACCAAATCCATCCGCCACCTGAACCACCGCCACCGGAAACTAATGTTCCCGTTATATCTCCGTGAACAACGCCTTTTTTGACATTAGAGGCGGCAAGTTGCAGCGGGAATTTGTATGTTCCAAACTGGAAGTAGTTACTCTGCTGGGCTGCCAGAATGGTGATTGGCTTGTTGCTGTTGGATGCCTGGCACAAGGCCGTGTTAATCACAGTGGCGTTCTCCAAAGTCACAAGATGCGATGCACCAGGCGAATAAATCCCGTAAGTGTTGGCTCCGTTTCCTGGAGACAAAATGCCTCCGGAAATCTTTACTGTCGGAGTTCCGCTGTAGCACCAGATTCCGTACGGAGCATACCCACCACCTGCAACGCCTCCGGTCACATTGGTTGCTGTGACAATAGCAGCGCCGCTGGTCAGCCAGATAGCGGATTCAGTGCTTCCGATTACATTGGTAACGTTGAGAACGGCAGCTGCACTGAGCTTGATGGCCGCACTGTCCATGCCGTTGCTGCCGTAGGCGTTCACTACCGTGAGCGTGGCTGCAGCGGTGCAGGAAATTCCAATACATGAAGGTCCAGCGGTATTCGTGCCCGCATAGACGTTAGTTGCTTGAATAGAACAGACCACAGCACTGTAAAAACCGTTTGCATCCATGCCGGTTCCGGCCTTGACTGTGGTGAAGATGAACGAAGCGCCAACTCCGGTGTTCTTCACACCATGACAACTCATTCCAGAGTTCCCACCACCTCGGATTTCAGTAATGCTCACCGTTCCAGCGGCTGTATTCAAAAGCCCGAATGCTTCCATGCCGGCTGTGCTTCCAATAAGCACACCGTTGATTATAAAGGCTCCCGTTCCGGAGAATGTAATCAACGTGGCAGTTCCGGCCAACAGCGTTGTAGCAGTTATAGAAAGGCCATTAACGGAACAAGTGATGTTTCCAGTGCCAGTGCTGCTTGCCGCAACGCCAGCGTAAATAGCCGTAAGAGCGGCTGTTGAAACATCCAGGGCGACCGTCTTGCTATTCAAGAAAACTGTATCACCGGCCTCTGGAGCTATACCGAGCGGACTGCCGCCGCTGGCCGCTGCAAACCAGTTACCATCGTTCCATGTGCCGTTTGCTTGTCTATATCTGTCAGCCATTAGATTACCTGTCGAATTTTGTTGATTTCGGCAACAATCGCAACGAGATTTGAATACACCGCGCCAAACTCTTTGCTAATATGCGCGATGTCTGAATCTAATTCAGCTATATTGCCCAGGAAGATTGTTTCCGCATTGCCGCTTTGTTTCCAGATTCCATTGTCATCGACATTGGCCGAAGCAATCACTATCTGAGCCGATGAACGCAATTGTCCATTTATAATCCCTGTCTGAATTATGACTTGCGGAATGAATACCGAGTTCGGAACAACAGGCGCTTTCTGAGTAGGGATGGGAGCGGATACGATTTTTCCATCAATGATGTCTTTTGCTAAGAATACATCCGCTGATTTTGAATCCGATATAATGATGTCTTTTATTTCTTCTGGCATAAAAATTACCTTTCTATATTAAAATTCACATTTTGCGACTACTTACAGCCGCCACATCACTCTTACTTTTGCATCGGCATCCGTTGAATAGAAAAAGAGCTGATTGAGATTCCTCATTATCGGGAGGGCTAAATCTACTGATGGGAGCGGATAGCCAGCTGCATCCGTAACAGCGCTCGACGCACCTATATAGACCGTTGCGGTATTTGCTGTATCCGGTATGACCAGGCATGACTTGCAGGGTATATTCGGCCCCTGGCCTGTGCCGGCTGTAAGCGAAACAAGCGCCGTTCCAAATAAAGTCCCGGTTATCGAGTTGTCATATAGTTCACTTCTCATATTATGATTTTCCTCTTAAAAGATTGTCAACTTCGGCCTGCGTATATAGTTTTTCTGTTTCGTTTTTAACTGCTTTGTCAACTGCGACTTGAACTTCTGAATCTGTGCTTAATGTTTGTACTGCGTGAATTCGAGTTGCTATACCGCCGAGTAACGCCGACACAATAATTGTAGCGACACCCATTTCACCGAAAATTTTATCTGACAACACCTGTGCCTCTTTGTAATTTGTTTCAGCTTCGTTGTTAGCAAGATTAAATGACTTGTCGTCTTTATCGGTCAAATACGCATATTGAGCCTGATTCAACGCATGAACATACTTTATAGCGGCAAGATTCTGCTTAGCACCGGCAAGATTATTGTATCCTAAAGAATTCCTGCCTTTGTTTATCGAAGTCGAAAGACAAGGGTCGTTGTCGAAAATATAACGGTCTGCCAAAATACTTTTATCAGCCGGCATAAATTGGTCTGACAGACAGCCCGCGATAAGTGTCAATGTCGTTATAAAAAACAACACAACTAAAATCACATAATTTTTCACGCCGCGTTCCTTAAAATAATGTCCTTATCTTCAATTACCGGCTCTAAATCGTTCTTAACCGGATACGTTGCTTTTTCACCGAACCATCGGAGTCCCTGCCAGTAGATACCGGCGATAGTTTTATTGCCACCGCGATCGATACAGATATCCCTGAAAAGATTATCTGCCGCAAGTCGATGCTGTGTCCTGCTTAGTAAGCCCTCTCTCATCAACTGATAAAGGGCATCATGAAAAAGCGATGCAGTTCGAGTAATCTTTGTTGTGGGGATTCCGCTCGCACCGTCCCATGCATAACCAGCGAAAACAGTCAAGATACCATCAGGAGTAAGTCTTATAAAACCAGCAATACCAACCGTACAGCCGTAGATGTGTGACTGAACAGAGAGCGTCTCTGCCAGTTCAATCTTCCAATTACGCTTCCGTTTTGATATTTCTCTGTATTTCATAACTATCCAACCATCCGGTACGTAACGGTAATCACGCTTGTAAAAACATTGTCACCGGCGATATGCTCTCGCGAATAAATCGGGTCAATTTTCGTATTAATCCACATAGCGACCCTTGTCGTCATTGTTAAATGTTTGAGTTTCAGAAAATCTTTTATTTCCGTAACAAAAGAAATCAACGCCTCTATTTCAGCTTCAAAGTTATCGGTGAGTTTCTTCTGAACGCCAATGTCAATAACGTAGTCATCCTGTTCGCTTACTCTGGTGACAATAGATGAATCAACCGACCTCGGAACGATGGTAACCTTTAGCGCGGCCAGTTCTTTTAATTCAAAATTTGGAAAGACCGTGCGCACCGGAGTAAATGACTGGCTGAATGTCCCGGTAATCAACTTTGCCGCCAGCGCATCTGCTATTTGAATAATATCCATCACATTACCTTTGAGCCGATTAAGAATGCTATTACGGCAATTACACCATATTTCAGAACTTCACCGACAAGTCCGACCAGCATTTCTTTCCAGTCCCTTGCATTTTGGCTTGCGGCCATAAGATGGGCATCGACGATGATTTTCAGCGCATCAAAGTACTGGCACGGCCGCTTTGGGAATTGGGGCATCATTTCCATCTTCGTTTTAATCTCCGCGACTGAAACAGCCAGAGTTGTCTGTCCATCTTTTACTTCGTCTAATTTTTCATAAATTCTATCTATGTCAGATTTGGTTATCTCTGCCATTACTGCCTCACGCTGATATTTCTTTTGTATGAATTCTCATTGTTATTTGATGCGGGTCGCTATACCGCCAGCAACCATCGCCCGATAAGAACACAACCTCAAACGTCTTGTCTTGGGCAATTATCCTGTCGCCTTTTTTCGGCTCTATAAGAATGCCGCCCAACACTAAATCTGCCGTCAGGATAATCCAATCTGCAATCTGACCGTAAACAGACATTCCAGATTCATCAGCCACCTCAAACTTAGTGACACCGCGGGTGCCGAGTACCTGAACGGTGATTACACCTCGTGAATAGGTAACGGTTTCCGATATGTGTTTGATTCGCATATCAGAAAGCCACTGGGCACCGGTTTTTAATATGTTGGCCATTTCACATCATCTCAATCAAATAGACTCTGGACTTTAGACCTTGGGCTTTGGGTTAGACTTCGGGTCAGAAAGTTTTTTTTACCTAAAGCCAAAAGCCCAGAGCCTAAAGCCTATTATGCTTCCTGAGCCCACGTTCCACGAATTGCGGCAATTCGATAGCCATCTGTGCCATCAGCAACGAATGCGATGAAGTCGCCTTTCTTGGCTGTCGCTTTGGTGTTCGAGAGCTTCTTGCCATCGCCACCAGCGGCAACACCAAGACCGCCGATATTCTTATCTGCCGCCTGGAAATCAACCTCAACGAGAGCAGCACCGTCAGCGGCCATATTACAGACTGTAAACTCCAAACCTGCCGCTGTTGCAGGCAGAGTGATTACAGCGGCGTCCGCTGTTACATCGTAGCAAACACCAGACTCCGTCACTCCTGCATTTGCACTTGCTGCCTTTGTGATACGAGCACCCTGAGCGAACGTCGGTATTCGCGGGTTAAACTTGTTGATTGCGACATAGACTTTTTCATCCGCTGCCGCAGCACCAATAACGGCCATACCAAGCAGGACATCTGCTGATGCCTGGGCATCGCCGCCAATCTGCGTAGCAGCGCCGGTGCCGGCAGTGCCGACTTTCGGATTGCCGTTGGCATCGAACCAGACGGGCAGACCGGCAACGAACGCCTCATCCTTTTTTGGAACTGCAAAAACACCCTCTACGGCTAATGTACCTTTTGCACCTGCCGCAATATCACACTTGACAACGCCAACCTGTCCGTTGAGTACTACAATGGTACCCGCTGTAACATCGCTGGCCGGTGTGTAATCGATTGATTTTCCATTTTGATAGAAACTAATCATTGTTTTTTACTCCTATAAAAAAATATCTGAAAACTGATAACTGAAAGCTGATAGCTAATATCACGCTTCACCTTTTATTTTCACCGCGCCCCGATAATCCTGCTCTTTGACCCCGAAGTCGATATAGCCTCTGAACTGGATACCGAGCGTATTAAAGTCGGCATCGGTTTTTTCAACGGTTGGCCTATCAATTCCATTGAGGAACGCAACCTCAATAGCAGGCAGACGGTTAGGGTCAGCAAACAGATACCACGCCTTTGAGCTGTATCCTGGAAAACTCGCATTACCCAGATACGAAGAACTCACAACAGAGTACTTGCCGGCATGCGGATTATCCTGGGGTTTGCCCTTATCGGCGGTCGTGGTCTCATTGAGTTTGAGAGAACTCATAAGAAGCTGAGCCTGAACCTTCAATGCGTTGGGTACCAGCAGAATACTCGGCGCGATACCTAAAGGCCGTTTGTTCGGCTTGGTCTGATCCAAAAACAGCAGCTCCGCAAGCGTAAGGCCATCGACGCTTAATACTGTTTCTGCACCGGCCAGATAATTCTTATTATCTGTACTGAAGAACGTGCCGGGATTCGATAAGAGCAATGACCATACAGCCTCGGCAATTGCCTCGGCAGCGCCCATACCGATTTGACGGGGCAGATCTGTAAATGCGCCCATATCATCGTTGATGATCATCTGACGGGTAAGAGCGAACATAATGCCGTGGGTATCGGCCTTTTGAGAGAATGCCTGCTCACCTATAGAGCCATGCTTTATCTCGCCATCGGGGCCAATAGCCTCGAATTTCAAGTTGCCGGTCATGCGATAGCGGGTATGCTGCTTGAAATCGTTGACCGATGCTACCTTGCAAATCTGCCGCCAGGCATCCTCGATATAGTTATAACCTTCCAACAGCATTTTATTGGCGATGTTAGACAATATCCCCGGTAGCGAGAGCGTACTGAACGCGGCCTGGAGCCAGCCGGCAGCATCACTGCGAAAACGAGGCAGCTGTTTTCCTACAGCCCGCTCGCAGAATTCCTGAATACCCATTCCGCGCATCTTATCTGCGGCGGTTAAAGTCTTGTCATCGTACATGGCCGCAAGCCGCTTTGCTGTTATTCCGGCAGTGATCATTGCCGATGCCTCAAGAACGGTGGGCGTTGTCTGGCCGGCATGCTCATGAATGGCAGGCGCTTTGGGTCTTGATGTTCTAAGAACTTCCAGCTCGGTTCGTTCCTTATCCCAGCCATCTTCGATTGCCTTTGCCTCAATGTCCGGGAATTTGCCTCCGCAGGTTTCCTGAATGGCCGCGATACGCTTGGTCTCAGCAGCAATCTTCTGACGCATCTGGGCAACAGGGTCAGCGATTACAGGCGCTGCCGCCGAGGCATTGATGGTTTCGGGAGTCGCCGGTGTGGGAGGTGTGGGTGTGGGTGTGGGTGTGGGTGTGGGTGCCTCTACCTTTGTCGGCTCTGTTGCCTTTTGAACTTCTGATTTAGTAACTTCTGTTGAACTTTGTGGTACTGTCTGCATTTGATTCTCCTTTGCTGCGATTTTAGCGCTGGTTTTTGTATCAGCGCCGTTATCGACAAAACTGATTTCTTTTAAAACTGATTGACGAACGATATGAACCGGACCATCAAACGTCCGGCCGTTGACTTGAATGTTCTGGCCATTGGGTACAAACTCCACCTTTATAACAGCAGCGCCGATTGATGCCTGCCATGGGAATCCATTACCTCCGCTTTTGGCGACATCGCGTGCCCAGCTGGTATCGCGACTGATGAGACCCTCGGCAAAAACTTGACCATTCTCAATAGTTACCCGCTGGGTATGTCCTACACCTTGGCGTGGATTATGGTCTAACCGAATGGGTATATCCTGTCTCTCAATAGACAGACCCTCAAGATCGACTACCACAGGATGTGGGAATCCCTCGATAGTCATCGGACCACCCGTATATGCAACCATTGCGAATTTAGGAACAGCCTTACTGTCTGCTGAAGCTGCAATTGAAAGCGGGCATGTAAATTCAAACGAATCAGGCAACTTGTTTTGCATTTGAGTTCTCCTTGGGTAACAGGCCGAGTTCGGCCATTAGTAGTTTTTCTTTTGAACGCTGGCGAAGTTCAACTTCCCAGTCTTTGCCCTGACGAGCGAATTCAGCGGCTAAGGTTGTTGTATTAGAGATAAGACGCTTCGACTGGGCATTGGCCTCTTTGGCAGGATCGACATGCTCGACACCATCAAAGAACCACTGCCTTGGCAAATATGGTTGTCTTCGCAGGAATGCAAACTCTGTTAAAAGCTGCGCTTCATATAACCACGCCTCAAAAATCCTATCTAATACCACCTCACCCATGTGTGCCTGCTCGACACGGATACTCTTATAATACGTCTGATGGTCGAGTCGACCGGAGGCATAGTTGTAGCCGCTGGAATTACATAGTGCGATATTGAGAGGCATATTCATACAGCGTGAGATCTCATTTAAGACCTCACGCTTGAATTCTGAATAGGTAGTTGTCGGCTGCTGAGCTTCAATCTGACCGAGTTTCCAGCCATCGGGCAATGTAGTTGCCATTCTCTTTTCAAGTCCGACAATATCCATCGGCTCTAAATTCGCCGCTTCTCCGTTGGCAGGACTATCCGTATAGAGTACAGCAGCAAAATCAGCTGCTGTCTCGGCAGCGCCAAGTACCGCTAAAGTATATCTTCGTAATTGCGCAAATAGCGGCAGAGCCGGTGTTATCTCCGGGACACCACGATGCTGGCCGGGCCGGTCTATGCGGAACCAGTGAATCATCGCAGCTGCGCTGATACGATCACAGTCCATTGAGAAATATCCACTGTCACCCGGATGCTGCCTGAGGACATAATAAATATTTGGATTACCGTAGGCATCAAATTCAATACCATCGACAGAATTATTTGCAATCAGCGTAAGCTGCGGGCTGGTAACTCTTTCAGCCTCTACCAGCTGAAGATCGAGTTTTACCGAGCATCGAAGCTGCATATTGGCAACCAGCATGCCGAACGCCTCACCGTCGCCGGCCTTGGCCATACGCATTGTGCGAAGTTTTTCTGCTAAATTGGTACTATCGGCCCAGCGACTAAACTCGGTCTCGATGCGACGGTTGATTTCGGGACTGTCGGTAAGAAGCTGCAATCGCGGCCCAGTTCCGATACAGTCATTGGCAATTGTAAGAATAATGCCCTTGGCATAAGAATTATTGGCAATCTCGTAGCGGCTCCGCTCACGAAGTTTGCTACGAACATCTGCGCTTGCTGCGGCATCGGCAGAGAGCGAGTCGGCATTTGCCCAGTGTCTGGCGTTGTCGGCGGTAGTTTGCGCGGCATCGAATCTCGCCCGCAGGATACGTCCTGCCGGATGGACAACTTTGCACCCTTTATTTTTGAACCACGAGAACATTTAATCTGCTCCTGGAGGAGATAATTTTGTGAATTTAATTCCGAGCCCCTTGCATTGACTGGCCGTCTTACTGGCCAGATACTTATCCGCTGCAATCTGCTCAGACAGAGGATGTTGCTCCACAGAGAATGAATCGCCTGATGCTTTTGCCGGCGACTTTGCATTTTCTAAAATCGTATTATTTAAATCATCTGCCATAATTGCGGGAGAAGGATTCGAACCTTCACGCTGCGGGTCATGAACCCGCTGAGCTGCCAT